CATGTGTGTTATACGTATCCTAGATACTGCTCCTCGGAAGTATGTACCAGGCCTTTTTAGTGGTCGCTTTGGTGGCGTCGTGAGCCATGCAGGTACTCTCCTTTATAGGAATACCGTAGGCGTGCCAGACCCCATCAAGATATTGAGGTGCGTTCTTGGTGATAATGAGACGTATAAGGTGAATGATAAGGTGTATTCGTGTAGGAATAATCCAGCCTATGAACTTAAGAAGAGCACTTTCAATGGTTTGTGTGGTGCATTGATTTGCCTGAAGCAAGGTGAGAATGGAGTTACTATAGGCGGAATACACACAGCCGGCAATGGGGTAAATGGTCGTGGCATCATCATTGAGCGGGAATTTTTAGAAAAAGCACATGCTTATTTCTCTGATCTTCTGCCGGTTGCTGCACATGGAACAATGACTCCAGGCAATGGTACTGTTGAGGTCAAAGTGAGATCTAAAGTCCATAACAAATCCCCTCTCACTTATCAGCCTCACGGTTCTGCTTCGGTCTATGGATCCATTGATGTAGGTAGGAATAACAATTCGAGTAATGTAAAGACCACTCTCATTGCCAATGCTGTTGGGAACCACATGAAGCTATATAGCGATCATGTTGAGCCTGATTTAAAGTCACCACGACCTAAGGCTCTAGCTCTTGCAGATTTATTGAATACAATATCCATTGATAGTAGAGTGCTTCATAGTTGCTATAGAGGACTCTTAGCAGATATCAAGAAGAAATTGACTCCAGAACATTATTTATCACTACACCCTTATAATATGGAGACTGTTGTCAATGGTGCTGCAGGTATTGCTTATGTTGATGCGATGAATTTTAACACTTCAATGGGTCATCCTTATAGGACATCTAAGAAGAAATTTTTGCATACGATTGACCCTACTCTGTTAGCACCTGATGGTAAGATGTTCAGTGAAGAAGTTTTGGCTGAAGTGGAAATTGCGAGAGATGTGTATCGAAGTGGAAGGACTAATTATAGTATTTTTTCAGCACACTTAAAGGATGAGGCTGTTTCAGAAAGTAAAAGGCTAATAGGTAAAACTCGTATTTTTACGGGTGCTCCTATAGTTTTATCCATTTTGATGCGCCAATATTTCTTATGTTTTGTTAGACTAATTCAGAATAACAAATTTATTTTTGAGTGTGCTGTAGGTACCAATGCAATGTCTTCAGAATGGAGAGATATATATAGGTATCTGACAGTGTTTGGTACAGATAGGATGGTTGCTGGCGATTTCAAAGCTTTCGACAAGAAGATGTCTGCAAAGATGATCTTGACATGTTTTAATGTTTTGATATCGTTAGCACGAGAGCATGTGACAGAAACTGGAATAGACGATTTAGGTCGTGCCACATTCACGGAGGAAGACATCACTGTGATGATCGGTATAGCAACTGATACTGCATATCCGGTAGTGGAATTCTTTGGCGATTTGGTGCAATTTTATGGTAGCAATCCATCAGGCCATCCTTTGACCGTTATCATCAATTGTTTGGCTAATTCTCTCTATATGAGATATGCATTTCATGGAGCCATGTCTGATCATGGTTGTAATATGTCGGATTTCCAAAAATATGTTAAGTTGATAACATATGGAGATGATAATACAATGAATGTTTCTCCTGATATAGATTGGTTTAATCATACAGTTATCCAGCAACAGCTGAAACTTGTTGGTGTTGAGTACACTATGCCGGATAAGACCTCAGAGAGTGTGCCTTTTATGGATATGAAGGATGTGGATTTTCTCAAAAGGAAATTTGTGATGTGTGAAAAGGACGGGTTTTGCTATGCCCCCCTAGATATTAAGTCTATAGCAAAGATGTTAAATATTACTGTTCTCTCCAAGAACGTCTCAGAGGAGGATCAGAACAGTGATATTATAAGATCAGCCAATCGTGAGTTTTGGTTTTATGGGCAAGCAATTTTTGAAGAACGCCATAAGCAATTGCTTCAAGTAATAGATGCTTGTCAACTCACACCCTTTTTTCGTGATCAACCACTCCTAACCTTTGTAAATATTAAGGAGTCGATTGATCACTTCAAACCCCGGAGGTAATGTACCTCCGACACCCCGTGTGGATCCAATGGGGTGAAAATCGCAAATAGATCCCTTGTACTATAGTTACAGCAATTCGAAATTCGTACAATAGAATTAGACCGGATAGTACAAGATCGGGCAATTATCACTATAATACTTCTATTTAGAAGACAGGCATGCCCGAGCCAACCCGTACAACCTGCAGTATGGACTAAGTTATCCATACAATGTATATAACAACTTGCAACAAAAGAAAATAACAATAAGGGAGCTCACTCCCAACAAAGTGAGCAAAATGTCAGCTTTGCTGACGCTGAGGGTGGATTCACTGTAAATATTCCCACGAATCCAGACCCCACTTTTGATATAGGTAATTATGAAGGAGCAGATTTGGCTCACTTTTTAGAGAGACCTATTAGAATACACGAGACATCATGGCTTGTAGGTGGCAACATTACAAGTAGTTTTAATCCCTGGGCTTTATTCTTCTCCGATCCAGCAGTAAAGAAGCGCCTAGATAACTTTGCTAGAATAAGATGCAATTTGCATGTTAAAGTTTTAGTAAATGGAACACCCTTTCACTATGGTAGAGCCATTATGTCGTACAATCCATGGACGTCGTCCGATCAAGTATCCATCGTTTATATTGGAAGTCAAGAAGAAATAGTTTTATATTCGCAGAGACCTAAGATATTTATAGATCCTACTCGATCAATGGGTGGTGAAATGGTTTTACCCTTTATTCACATCGACAATTGGATAAATGTTCAATCTTTGAACAGTTTTGGTGCTATGGGTGATTTAAAAATTACTAGTTTTGATATTTTGCGACATGTGTCAGGCGGTACAGAAAAGATAACCTTGTCCGTATTCGCCTGGGCTTCTGACGTGAAATTATGCGTTCCTACTACTAAATTATCAGCTCAGGCTGGTAAGGGGAACCTTAAGAAAGCTAGCAAAAGTAAAAAAGATGAATATAGTGGGAGTGGTGTTATATCCAAGCCTGCTTCAGCCATTGCAATGGTAGCGGGAGCCTTAGAAAAGGTTCCCATTATCGCTCCCTTTGCTATGGCCACAAGAATGGCTGCCGATACTGTGGGAGAGATTGCCAAAATGTTTGGCTTTTCCCGACCACCCATCTTGACCAATACTGTATTCTATAAACCACAACATTCATCTAATTTAGCGGCTACTGATACTCCGGACACAGTTTCTAAATTAACATTCGATAGTAAACAAGAATTGACTGTGGACTCTCGCACGATAGGAATGGACGGTACTGATGAACTTTTGATATCGTCAATTACATCCCGGGAGACTTATTTAACACAATTCGTGTGGACTACTAGTGCAATACCTGACTCATTTCTCTGGGGAACTCAAGTAGCCCCAATGCTAGAATTTTATAAGGGCAATGGAATTTTTTATCCCACTGCATTATCATTTGCCACATGGCCTTTTGAGGCATGGTCTGGGACCTTAATTTTTAGGTTCCAAGTTGTGTGCTCATCATTTCATCATGGTAGACTCATCTTTTCCTACGAACCTAATGGTGTGGGCACAGATACTTCCGATCAATTTAATACTGCCTATACTGAGATAGTAGATATAGGCGAGGAAACTGATTTTGAATTATCTGTGTCCTGGACCAATAAGGCTCCATATGCACATACACAATGGAATAAGTATGGTGTACACTATAGTGATAGTGATGCAAATGTTATTGGTAATAGTGATTATGACAATGGTATAATGACTGTTCGAGTCCTTAATGAATTGACTGCACCCTCTGATGCAGCGGATGTTAAGATTAATGTTTTTGTCCGAGCTGGTGATGACTTCGAGTTAAATTTACCTTATTCAGAAAATATTGCAGACACTACATATTTTAACGAAGTATCTCAACTTGAAGGACAATCTGGTGAAGGCGATCTCATGACCGGAGCTGAGAACGATAGTGATCCTGACCGTGTTGATGTGATACCGTTGGTTGGTAATCCAGAGCCGAACGTGATGGAGATGAAGTCTCAAATATTCTATGGTGAAGCTGTTACTAGTTTTAGAACTTTACTAAGGCGATATAGTAGATATAGAGTTTGGATGTATGGAGATTATGTGGGTGTTAATGGTGACACAGTTTATTCCTTCCTGCAAACACCAGCTATGTGTAAGCAACCTGGGTATAATCCTGTGGGTGATGACACTACCTCTATTGGTACCCCATACCAATATGCATCTATGACATTATTGCACTATTTATTACCTGCATATCTCGGGTGGCGAGGGTCCAGAAGATCCAAATTTCGAGATATAACTAGGAGAGGTGATCAAATTGATGCTTGGCGAAGATATGACCATGAGTTGGGTCCATTTCCTAGCGTGTTCACAGACAGAGTAGTGGCCGAGAATTCTGCTAATAGATCTCGTGGAGCATATAATGGTCGTCGTTTGCCATCCTATTTGACTGGTGCAGTCATTCAACCGAGTAAATTATCTCCATACATGGAAGTTGAATATCCCTTTGTTACTGGCAAACGCTTTGCCTTTGCACGCAATATAAGAGAAGCATCTTCCACAGTAGATAATACAAATGGTGTTTTGAATGCTGTTTCAATTATGTATTCGAATTCGGGATCAGGTCTAAAACCAGTTGAAGAGTTCATTTCAGTAGGCGAAGATTTCTCTTTATTCTTCTTCATTAATGCACCTGTACGAAGAGAGCTAGCTATACCGCTACCCGCTAGCTAAATAAGAGTGTGGTTACTGGAGACCACACCCGCTCTTTATTTTCGGAGCGATTTTATCCTTATTATACAAACAGAAAATACCAGAAAAAAGTAAAATAAGAGGTTATATGTTACCTGAAGAACATAGTGCGATGGGTGGGCCATCGCACACGCACATTAAGGCAATGATGCGTATAGTACCTCCTCACTCCCTTACAGGGCACATTAAAATATGTGATCATAACGTTTTAAACGGACCTGTAATGGTCTGTGGAATTTACGGAATTGACCCACAAATTTTAAAGTTGGAGGAGCTGCAA